AGCATCTTGGTAACTCACCCAGGTACCTATATTGTTATCAAAGGTACTTTCTTCAGCCCCCATAAACTCACTACCAAGAGTTGAGTTAATAATAGCATCGCCAGTAACATCTAACTTTTTAGTAGGTGTTGAAGTTCCGATGCCAATCTTACCATCAAATATTGTATTACCATTAGCATCTAAACGTATACGTTCGGATCCACCAGTAGTAATAGTCATCACGCCACCACCGAGATAGCTGATCTTATTAGAATTAGAGAACTTAAAGTTGTTGTAAACTCTGATATCGCCAGCTATGTCTAACTTATCCAAAGGAGTATCAGTACCAATACCAACTTTACCAGTAACAATTAAGTCACTTGGTAAACCGCCTTCTTTAATACTAAAATTATCTAATATTACATAGTCACCATTATTAGGAGAAACATTGCATCGTAAATAAATAGAACCAGCAGTATCAGAATCTATAGTTAGAACAGTCTTTATAGTCTGCCACTGATCATCTATATCTGTATCTGCATAGGTATATACTTCAGTAGCTCCTACTAAAGAACCACCATGTTGAAAATAAACTACAGAATCGGATTTAAAACCACTAGGAATAAATATACTACCTGTTATAGTATAAGTCTTGCCTACTTGAAGAAGTCCTGGTGCTAATTGCTCTTTACGAGCTAACCACTGATTAGAACCATCTGACACTGCTTTTAAAACAGGAGACCCATATAGGCTAATGCTAGGTGTATCATTTACATGAGATACAGTTCCCGATAAATAGTTTACCCATCCTGATATATTGGACTCAAATGTTGGGTTAGTATCCAACTCAGGTCCCAACTCAGTACCTATTCTTACATCACCAGCTACCTGTAGTTTCTCTGTAGGATTAGTAGTTCCGATACCAACATTACCGCCATCTTCAACGTATAGGGCTGAAATACCGTCATCTTGTACGTCAAGTATATCATGAACACCAATTTGATTAATTACTACAGCAGGCCCTGTCCCATCATTAGTTACTAGCCATTGCTCTGTTGAGGTAGCATTGGTATCCATAATTGTAGTGGTACCGTTAAGCGTTAAGTTACCCTGGATTGTTACATCATTTCCGAATGTAGCGGCTCCTGCAGTATCAAAATTTAAATATAAATCACCGCTAGTTTCATTTTGAATATTTAATTCTTTTGTCTTAAGATATAATACAGTACCAGTAGACTTAATTTGATCATTAGTACTATCTTGTTGGAACTCTAAATGATCGCCAATTAAAAGTTTTCTAGTAACACTTAGGTCGCCTGCGCCTGTTAACTTCATTAACTCTGTTGAACCATTTAGAGTCCATTTGTTATATGAGTTGGTTGCGTCGTATCCTATATTGAAATGTAGAGAACCCCAATTGTTAGCATTGCCGTGTATTCTTACATACCCATCTTGTGCAGTATCATGACCACCATACAATCCTAAATACTCATTTTCTGTAGATTTATGAATATCTCCAGTTACATGTATGTCACCAGTAACGTCAATACCTGTTGAAGTTGTGGCTAGTCTTTCCTCTCCATTATTATAGAGTTTGACATAATTATCCTTTTTAGCAAGAATCATTAGCTCACCAGTGTCACTTTGTAGTTGCAGGTAGTAACCACTCTGTAAAACTAAATCACCAGTACCGCTCTCTTTAATATATGAGTCTGTTCCATCGGAGTAAATCTCTAAATCGTTACCTTTACCAAGTACTAACTTACTGTTATCAGGTAAATTAATATCACCCGCAACATTTAAGTTATATCCAATTTGTGGCTTTAATGAGATGTCTTTAATATGAGCAGTCATACCCACATGTGATAATGACTGTATTCTAGGGTAAGCTTTCTGCGGTGTGATATATTGGAATATGTGTCTAAATTCAGTCCACCCATTCGCACTAGTAACAGAAATTCCACTAGATGTTTCGTTGTGTGCGGTTATTCCAAAAGTAGCGCTCACACTAGATTGCCCACTTGTTCCTACGTCAACCTTAGCTAAGAATGATATTTCAAAGTAATTGAACGGTGTTAAAGCTTCTGTCTCAGAATCATCTCCTTCGTTTAAATAGTTATATACTCCATTACCCGTAACTCCAGCTGTTAAATTGAGGATGCCAGCATCTACTGAGAAAGTATGTTCTGGCGCCCATGAATTCCATGACCAATTAGCTGTATCTTTAGCTAACTCAGTACTACCAATATATGAGTTAATGACAGTATCACCAGCTACATCTAACTTAGCAGTAGGATTAGTTGTCCCAATACCCAGGTTGCCAGATGAGTCTATACGCATACGTTCTGCGTTGTTAGTTTCAAATGATAGATAATTAGACGTATGGTTTGAGCGTATTCTTTGGATGTTAATATCATCCACGTCACCCATATTAATAACACTCTCTGATGTATTAGAGGATGTTATGCATATTTGAGAATTGCCTGTAGAGTCTTTTACTTCTAACTCAGTAGTAGGAGTAGTAGTACCAATACCTACGTTGCCAGTAGAGGTTATGCGCATCCTCTCAGTTACAGTTGCTAATACTCTAGAACCTCCCGAGGTACTTTGAGTACCAAACGTTAGCGCGCCAAGAGCATCATTGTAATTACTATTTTCTTTAATACCACGTATATTTGCAAAAGTGGCATTAACACTGTTAGAGGCGCCTTGTCCTAAAACATCACCAGCAAATACAATATCACCACCCCTTCCAAGACTATATCCCGATGTAGTATCTCCTACATATAAATTACCTAGGGTGGCACTATGTTCACTAGTTTGGTGGATGGTGCCATTCATTCTTAGATTAGAATAACCTTGCGTTCCAAGCCAAACTTGACCTTGCCCAGTTTTTATGGCATAGGCAGCATTAGCAGTACCTGCATCGAACCATCCTGCAGTTGAACCATTATTCTGATCAGATACAACCGCTCGAATTGCATGTACAGCTATGCCGGAATTTGTAACTCCATTACCCACTATATCTAATTTAGCTGTTGGACTGTCAGTACCAATACCCACTTTACCAGTAACAATTAAGTCACTGTTGATTACCTCTTTAACTGAGATATCTCTTACATAAAAGTCTGCACCTGACTGCCAACCTACAAATACTAGATACTGATTAGTTGAGGGTGTGTCACCAGTTATTACACCTGTAAGTGTTACCCAGTCAGAAGCATTAGTTGTACTAGGTGTTAAATCACCAATCGTAGACGAATAGTGATGTTGTGCTTTAACTGTACCACTAACAACCTTAACATCGTAAGATACTGAGTAACTAGTACCCTCTACAAAAGGCAAGGTATGTCTTATACCCTCGTTAATGGCATCTGTTACAACATGTATCTCTCCACCGGATTCATCAAGTGTTGTAGGAGTTCCCTCTGTAGTATAGGTAGTAATTAACTCACTACCAAGATGTGTACCTATATTAATATTGCCAGTAACATCTACATTACCATCCGAAGTAATTTTAAGACGCTCTATATCTTTACCATCAGTTTTTGTATTAAATATTAAACCTGAAGTATAATTATCAGTGTATGCAGATGATATAGCATTATATGGGGTGGTGCTTCCATAAGTCCTAAACCCAAAGCTCTTATCTTTATCTACATAAACATTACATGTAGATATATTTAATGTACCTGATGTGCCATTTATCTTAGTCGTACTATCTAATCGCAATAACCCTAAGAGGTCAACGATAGTCGGAGAGTTAGGAGATTGCCCGTTTGACACCTTGAACACATAACCATCATTCCATATTGTCGACTCATATGTACCAGCAGCATCAAATAAGCTAATCTTTCCGCCATCACCTAATGATAGTTTTTCACTAGGCGTATCTGTCCCAATACCTACTTTACCAGTAACAATTAAGTCACTCGCAATTACTTCTTTAACTGATACGTTGTTTATATGTCCAACGAAGTTTGCACCGTGAATATATAAATATGAACTGGTGCTTGTAGGGGAGAGTATCTCGGAGTACCTTCCAGAACCTGTAGCAGGCGCACCAAGCGCAGAGCCAAGCTCCCCTCTAATATGCCCTGCTGTAACTGTGTAGTCAAACTCCACGAGAACCTTTTTATTCTCATAGTTACCTAAGACTTGATTAACATTAATAGACGAGCCACTGTTCTTGATTCTGTCATTAACGCTATCATAACTCCAACCAGTACCTAGTGTCCAACCAGTAGTGTCATCAGTAAACGTACCATTAGTAACTAACTCAGGTCCACGAGATGAGGTAATAGTAGTGTCATTAGTTATGTTTACACCTGTTGAGTCGATACGCATAGCTTCCGTACCATCTGCTTGTTTAAACAAGGTGTGGTCGGAAACAGCATCAATCTCAAGCATGTGTTTGCCCGTACCTGTCTTACCAAATTTCAAGTATCTAGTAGATTCTAAACTGAGAATCTCCCCTACACTCTTTATGCCTTTGCCAGAGGTAGTTAAGATTAGGTGTTCATCTACTATAGCCGCGCCAGCAACTGTAAGGTCACCAGCAGCAAGTACTTCTTTTACTGAAACATTGTCAATTGTTAAATCAAATGGTGGTGCAATACCACGGATTGTTAATGCAGTGTCAATGCCGTTTGTTGTGGTAAACGAGTGGAAGCCTAGCTCATTATCTAATGTGTAATCAGTTCCATTTATCTTGAATCTTATACTTCCTTCAGTATGTGATTTAATCTCATACCCTACCTCATACGTGCTATTTGCTGTTGGGAATACACCAGATTGGACTATATAAGACGAATATCCATTGGCATCGTCAGCACCTACAATTCTACAAGCACTATTGCCATTAATTACTGATTCTGTAACATAAGACGTAGCATCAGGCGTAAAAGAGCCTGATTCCCAATTAGAGGGTACATCCGCAGACCAAGTACTAAAACCACCATTAGTGACTAATTGTGGTCCAAAATGGTTATTGATAGTAACGTCACCTCTAACATCTAAGTTAGATGTAGGATCTTTAGTGCCAATACCAACATTACCCCCGTCTTCAATATAGAAAACAGAACTGCCGTCATCTTGAATATTAATTATAGGTTGAAGACCAGTTTGATTAATTGTTACTGCTGGACCCGTACCATCGTTGGTAACGTTCCATTGTTCTGTAGTAGTTGTATCAGTATCAACAATAGTTGTTGTACCGTTAAGTGTTAGGTTACCCTGGATCGTTACATCATTTTTAAATGTAGCATCTCCAGTAGAGTCGATACGCAGTCTTTCAGCACCATTAACATATAGATACATATGTTTATTTACATTGTCAGAATATATCTGATTTATTGTGCTTCCAGCAGATGTTTGGAAGTTTATAGCTCCGTAATTTGATTGAATATTAACTGGATTGTCGCAAGTAACACTACCAGTAACATCAATACCTGTTGAGTCGATACGCATAGCTTCTGAGCCACCCGTCACTAAACTCAACATGTCAGATCCAGGTCTGTACAACCCCGTGTTTGTGTCGGACATAAAGTTAAGTGCAGGTTTCAGTTCCGTACCATCTTTGACCTGAAAGCCATTAGATGAAACTCTCGCCCTTTCCCAGCCACCTGCAATGAATTGCACAACGTTAGCACTGCCACTAGCATTACCTATTCCAGTGTCTGTATCACCTGCAAAGTATATTGATGGAGTTTCAGCACCACCTTCATTACCGTTAGCGATGATCATCTTACCACCAACGACAGCATCACCTGAAACCGTAAGGTCACTACCAAGTACTTCTTTAACTGATATGTTATCGAACGTACCGCTTGAAGCTGACCCAGATGTTCTTCGATATATAAAGAGAGACGTACCTGTACCTGAAACAGTATGCTCTATAGAGTATTCTTCATTTGTGTCACTAGCAAGTACGGCTGTGATATTCTCATTTATACTAGTTTGAACCTTGAAACCTGCACCTGTTATATTAGTCGCTTTAAAGGTTATTAGATATGTCTTACCATCTTCAAAAACACTTTGACTTAGGTTTAGAGGCATACTGCCATCAGCAGTTATGTTTAATACTCCGTTATCTTGTACTATAGTGTTTGTAGTGTTAGTGTTAGCTAATGTCCAACCAGTAGTGTCATCAGTAAACGTACCATTATCAACCAGCTCACTACCAAGATGTGTATTAATAATAGCATCGCCAGCTACATCTAACTTCTCAGTAGGAGTAGTAGTCCCGATACCCACGTTGCCAGAGGAGTCGATACGGAATCTTTCTGTACCGCCTGCACTAATATCTTTTACCCTTAAGCCACCGTCATTTACCTCAATTCCATAATATCTAGTATCATTTTGAATACCAATACCAATATCAGCCGAACTAGTATTTTTAATATGTACTTTTGCAGTAGGACTACTTGTACCAATACCCACGTTGCCACTTGCATTCAATATAATATCACCGGAAGTATTCTCTATATGGAATCTTTCATTAGGTGATACTATCTTTGTATCCGAGCCGTGAGCTTGTAACTCAATAAAGTCTCTATCCGTACTTCCATTTAATGTGTAATAATCCGGACCTACTCTTAATCTAGCACCTGTAGACCCTAATTCCAAAGTTCTTAAAGGAGCAGTAGTTCCAATACCCACGTTGCCATCAATGATAGCATTACCAGTAACCGTTAAGTCACCCGTCAAAGTACCACCAGCTAGTGGCAGGTATGAAGAGTCTTCCCAAGTGATGGACGTTCCATCTGTGGATAAGGTCTTACCAGCATGACCTGCAATATCCGGTAAGGCCAATGTAGGGTCAAAAAGAGCTCCATCAATATATAGAGCTCCTACATTAATATTGCCATTAAAATCGGCAACATAATTAGTACCGGGCGTTAAAGTATTTATCGCAAGTTTACCATTGCGTAAAATAATGTCATGATCAAATAAATTTATACCAGTATAACTCATTACGATACCTCTAATATACTAACGAAGCACTCAATTTTATCGGCTTCACTTGCTAAAAGTTGTAGTACATCTTCTGATTCCAAATTAATCGGTTTATCAAAAGAATGGGTAACCCCCGCGGGTATTAATAAGTTAGCGCTAACTATTCTTGTCGCACTTTCACTATTATCTAAAACTTTAATTGTTACCGAAGCTGAGCCTGTTGCATGTGTGTTTGTAATAAAAACAGAGTGAGCAACTGCCGTCTTAGTAGCGGGCGTAGTATATATTGCAGTATCTGTAACACCTATTGCTCCTCCACCATTTTTAAATTCATTTGCCATTTAGTTTCTCCTATCCACCAAATACTACTGACATAGCTACAGCTGTATCAATAGCGACGGTGCTATTCTTCCACTTCCCAGTGTTATTATCGTATGCTAACCCATGATCATGAGCTGCGCTTGAAATTTCTATATCAGAACCATTATCTAATGGTTGACTCGTTAATTCTATGATATCATCTCCAACTCCCCTAACGTACAGTTTCTTAGTCGCTAAATTGACTGCAACTTCTCCCGCGAGGGTTATATTAGACGTAGTAGGAATGCCTGGATCATTGGTTGTCCTTTTTAATACTATTTGTTGACTCATACTGTTTACCTCCATTGGAACTTTGTATTTATATCCTATATTATACCAAAACAATGATAAATTGTCAAGATATAAATTTGTATGGTATAGTTATAAAAAAAGGGCAGTTTTACCTGCCCTTTCTTAACTAGTTATAGTTTAGTACTCGCCACCATCTATTATATTGGTCATCTGATAATGGTACTCTCCAGTACCAGTGCCTGTTTCTTTAACCATTAATATTTGATCTAAATTAGCAGCAACTAAATCCGTAGGGATTTCGCGTTCGCTTGAAGCGGCCGCTTCTCCAATAGGATTAACCCATAACTCTTCGTACACTTTCTGCCATTGTTCAGAACGATTAATCATGGTGCTGTCACCGTCACCTAGTTTAATCTCCTTAGCAGAAATTGAAGCAGTTACTACATTACTAATCATTGCGCCTTCTGTATGATCAGATGCGAACGTGAAGCTTTCTCTACTGTCATCCCAACCCATAAAGCCCATTCGAGCTTGTGAATCAAAGTAAGGGAATACAATACCTAAGTCATTAGTAGTGATTGCAGTTGGAGTAGTGTCTCCACCTACACGGAAAGTAGCATCATCAATAGTAACTACAGTAGAATTAACTGTAGTAGTACTACCATTAACTGTTAAATTACCGCCAATTATAGTATTGCCAGCAACATCAAAGTTACCTAGACTATCTAAAGATAGCTTGGTAGCTCCTACTCCATTAAAGACCTTGAATAACTCAGGATCTTTAAAGGTGCTTTCATTACTGAAAGGAGCTGGTATAGCATCCACTACTGTAACTACAGTAGTATTAACAACCGTATCTACAGTTGTACTATCACTACCTACTCTAACAACCATACCTACGGAAAGTCCGTGAGCACCTCCATACGTCCAGGTCTTATTACCTGTTCCAGAAGAAGTAGCCGTATGAGCACTAACAGATACACTTGTATTACCTGTAGAGTATACTAAGTTATTATTAGTAATGGTAGAGCCATCCATAACAACACTAGATATAACACCCTCATCAATATCAACAATATTTATATTAACTGAACCAGCAGAGCTAGAGTTAATATTTATATTATTTCCACTATTAGCTGTTAAAGTATTAAGACCATCAAACTGTATATTACCTATAGTTGTTTGACCTCTTAGTCTAGATACACCTTTAACATCGAAATTAGGGTCAGCAAAACTTCCGCCTGTGTTATGTACAATTGTGTCACCACTGCCATTAATTTCTAGTTTAGTAGCTCCAGCTTTATTGATTTTTACACCAGCAAAACCTTCTAGTTCTAATGTTCCAGCGGTAGTTTTGATATTGGTAGCACCAACACCCGCAACCGTTGCAGGAGTAAAGCTTAGATTAGTATCATCAAAGGTTATTGCATTAGTAGAACTAATAGCTATATCTGTAGCATCTATAGTAACCGTTACAGCATCCATATCTATAGTACCAGCCGAGTTAATAGTAATACTCTTAGTATCATCGCTAGTATTTATATTAATACCACCTACAGCTGCTTTAAGTTCTATTGCACCAGATCCAGTACCTTTAGTATTATCTACAACAATGGTATCACTAGTACCACCATTAGCTTGTAAATTAATAGCATTAGCAGCATTTCTAGTCGATAAGACTTTAATACCACCGGCATCTGATTGTAGTTTAATTGAACTATCTGATGTACCTTGATCAGATAAGATAGTAATTGACTCACTTGTACCACCATTTGCATGGAGTTTAATAGCATCCGCTAAGTTACTTGTAGAGTATAGATTAACTCCACCAGCATCAGAAGTAAGTTGCACCGAAGCACTACCACTAGTAACACTAGTACCCTGATCCGCATGTATACGTAGGGTGTCATTAGTTCCACCATCAGTGTGTAAATAAACAGCATCTGCCTGATTACCTGCTGAACTAATAGTTACACCACCTGCTACAGATTTAACATTAACAGATTCAGAAGAAGTTCCTTGGGATGACTGTATTAATACAGTACCAGAAGTACCTCCATTTTCAACTATAGTTACAGATGAACCATTATTTGTAGAAGTTAAGCTTATCTCGCCCACAGCATCAACATCAATTCCGCCTAGGGAGGTGATATCAATTGCAGAGGATGAAGTACCCTTAGAATCAAGTTTTAGAGTAGCAGCACCTGTGGTACTACTCGCTATAACTTTAACGGCTCCAACCGTATTACTTCCACCATCGACTAGTACAGATCCAGCTGTAGCATCAATTGTAACTACACCGGCTGCCTTACTAGAAACGACAGAAATATCTCCTGCTGATGTTACAGCAATAGCCTCCGCATTGTCTATTTTATCTACATTTAGAATACTAATTAAACCATTGGCATCCTTTTTGTCTATTACTATAGTACCGCTTAAACTATACCCATACTTAGAATCAATACCATATGTACCAGTACCGTCATCTGAGCGAATAATTAACTGATTAGTAGTATTCTCAGCATCGTAGATTACTAAATCAGTTCCTGAAGTAAATAAACTAATGTCATAAGCATTAGAGCTTCCTTCAGACTTGAATTGCATAGCACGAGAATTACCTGTTGATGCTGCTGCAGTTCCTATTAGAAAATCTTCTAATATTACATTTGTGGATTCGTCGAGTTTGAAAAACTTCCCTTGTCCGCCTAGTTCCGTTATGTTACCGTCACTTTTAGTAATATATAGAATTTCATTTTGATCAGAATATGATAATAAACCAAACTCTGATGCACTCGTAGTTGGGGGCAATAGGCCCGTGGTACGTTTTATTTTAATTAAATTTGACATTTAATGTTTCCTCAATACTCTATATAGAGTCGTGTGAGAGCCGATATATATCGGAGTTTTAAATTAATAGTTCCCGCCATCTAGGGTTTCCATATCAACTTGAGTATAATCATATGTTCCAGCTTGTGCTCCTACTGGAGGCGCATAGCCTGCTATGGCTAATGTTCTCCAATCGAAAACTCCGGTAGATATTTCTCGATATACCATAAGTTGGTCATCGTTAGTATCATACCACAAGTCTCCTTCTGTTGCATTTGTTGGTGATTCCTCTTGTACAAAGTGTTGATCCGCTACTTGTTCAAGTGCTTCTTGAACATTAGTAGCAGTTATAGTACCATGTGGAGAGAATGCAAGGTGTTGCGCCTCCGCTATGCCGTTTATAGTTGTTATAATGGTTTCATTTTCGGTAACCGTTACATTACCGACCGTTTCTGTTACAGTTACTGTTATGCCACTCATCGTGTTACCTCTGGGGATACAGCTACTGTGCCTTCAATAACACGTGTAACTGCTCCTGTATCAGAAGTCATTTCGATATCGTATACATGTACAAACGCTGAATCCAATTCAGATGTTAAGGTATTTGTTAATGAGATATTAAAAGTACCCGCAGGTCCATTTACTAACAAAGTAGTAAAATTCGCCGCTATATCTGTAGAATAATGAGATTTTCGTATTTGTGATTCAAAAGTATAATTACTTAAATCAACCGGAACCCCATCTTCCTCAACTCTAATTTGCATATTATAGGATGCACCTTGCTCAACTGTTATATTGTGCTTACCTGCAGCCATTACTTAGCTCCTTTGAAGTTGTACTTCAAGAGACTCTACTTTTTGGGTTAATTCCTTAACAGCTTCCACGAGAACGGCAGTTAGTCTAGTATAGTGTAGAGCCTCTGCTTTGCCGTCTTTTGAGCTGACTACTTCAGGAATTATCCCTAGAACGTCATCCGCGATGAGTCCTATTTCTTGCTTTCCGGTGGATTTCTTTTCATAAGAAACGCCTTCTAGCTTGAGAACCTTACCCAAGGCTCCCACAATTGGTTTAATATTTCTCTTTAATTCTTTTGCGGAACTCTCATATAGTGTTCCACCTACATATAAATTCTTAGCTATAGTTACTCCACCTTTTACATCTAATGCTACGAGCGTGTCTGCTAATGAAGTGGCGTTCACTGCGCTGTTTATAGTTAACTCACCAGTATTAGAGAATACTGAAGGGGTAGAGGTGGGGTGGTCGGTTGCGTGGGTATAACTACCAATCTGCACGGAGCCATCAAAATAAGACGTACTACCAGTGTTGGTTGCTCTAATATCTCCTAAGAATATATGTTCGGAATCAGTAATAACCCCCGCTGCGGACTTTAATACTACCACATCTGAATATGAATTAGTAGCATCTCCTTGAGGATTATTCAATGCTGATATTACTAGTGCACCATTGTTCTCTATATTCGCCCCCCATATAGCATAAGTAGCGTTATTATCATGCCAAACTATCGTTCCCTTGTCAGTTGAATCATAGTTACTTGCAAATGTAATTCCGCATGTCCCAGTACCGTCGGCTTTACTCGATCCAAGTTTTATTACATCGTCACCGTCTGTATCTAATAAGTCTAACTTATTGCACTTTATAGTTTCTCCAAAAGTAGCGGTTCCCGTAATAGTAATAATATCAGCAGCGGCATCACCAAGAGTTACACCACCATTAAAAGTAGCTGCGCCGGTTACAGTAAGAAGCTTATCTACTGTTAAATCTTCATTGAGTTTTAAGTCATCCGCAAAAGTAATTAAGTTACTTAGGCCGTGTAATTTACCGTTTAGAGTAATATCATCTGTGATAGCATCACCAAGAGTTACAGCACCATTAAAAGTAGCTGCGTTGGTTACTTCTAAAGAATGAAGCTTAGTCAAAGAACTGTCTACGTCTAAAGTATCTTTCATCACAACGGCATTATTACAAGTTAAACTTGCAGGACTAGTAGTTGTACCAATAGTTACATCTCCCCCGAAAGTCGTAGCCTGTACTAATCCACTAATAGTAACAGTATCTGTGATAGCATCACCAAGAGTTACAGCACCATTAAAAGTAGCTGCGTTGGTTGCAGTAAATGCTCCAGAAAATGTCTTTGCCCCCGATATTGTCTGTGAGTTTGATACATCAACATAGTCAGCCGCCCCCTTGTTGCCTAAATGGGTGACATTAATTTCATATTCGTCAGATAAATCCGCCCAAACTCCATCAGTAAGTTTCTCAAATTTATTACCGTTCCATCTTTTTGTGCCAGATGGTAGCTGGCTAGGTGAGACAATACTCATATCAAACATCGTAGCCTGATCCACTGCTTTACTCTGAAGTAAGCTTAATACTTCTACATAGGTACTGGATACCACCGGTTTTGTAAAATCCGCCATATTATTTTCTCCTTATTTATTTAGTGCCTGTACTATTCCAGGTAACTGTTCCATTAAAACTCTTGGGGGACCCGTCTAGTGAATCTGTCCAATCCCAATTAACATCATACGTCCCCGTATTATATATAACATCATACGTCCCCGTATTATATACTGCAGTATCTATTATATGTACATAAAAATATTCTGGACCTGCAATATCCACAAAATCTATTATTGCTCGTAGAGAAAGTGGATCGCTAGACCCTAATTTAACTGTAGCAACTATGTCTCTTATATCTTTAAAATCTTTATTAAAGAATACTCTACTAACCTTTAAACCCTTCCTTGTACTGAACCAATCCCCGCTCGCGCTAGTACACGCAGAAATATTATTGTCCCCCTCAGGTATTGGAATTGGGTACCAGGTACCCCCACCCGCTTCACAGTCTTCCTCATTAATTATAGAAGGAGTCATTACGGTTCCAATACTCTCACCACAATAACTATCCTCAATTGTGAGGCCCCCGGCTTTATTACATATACCCGAGTCATCAGTAATTACTACTTCAGCAGAGTCACTTATAGTTTTAATACTTAATTTTAGCTTATATTCGTCTAAAGATATGAGATTGAATCCAGCAGTGGTAGGGTCTGTTATAAATTCAGTATAAATTTTTATATATCTGAACTTTTCTGATATAGCTGCTGCAATTGAGGGTAACTCAGTCCAGTTAGTTGGGATACTCATTGAAGGCCAATTATCAGGGTTACTATCAAAAGCCGCATTACTATAATACATAGTATGTTCCATAGCTACACCCCCGTCCACAATAGTACTAGCGATAGACAGAGATACATTTGAAGAATCTAGTTCAACTCCAAGGTCCCACATCTGCCAAAAATTTGCATTCGCAGGGGTGGTGGGTTGTAAATAGTAAGCATATCCGCTATCTATTACATTTTGGAACGTTGGCTCCGGTGACGTACCAAACGAGTTATTTGTAAAATGTTGCTCCCACGTTTCTGTAATCTCCGTGCCACCTACAGGTAGAAAAGCAATACTAGCTCCTCTAAAAATGTTATCCATCTCTATTTTTGTAAGTTCGGGCGCTAAAGGTGGCACAGTAGCAGGTATTGGGAAGTCCTCGTCTAATGTTGATACAAATTCATTCTGTAACACAAAGTCAGGCGGCTCAGATACAGAAACTAATAATTCAGTTGTTTCTGAATAGTTTCCTGCTACATCTATTGCCACAACCCCATATTTATACTCATTTGATATAGTTTCCATATGAGATATAAATTGTCCTGTGGTAGTAGTCACAGGTAGTAGTCCTGCCCAGCTATCATTATCTATTATGCAGTCACTAGGGCTACTATCGGGGCACCTTCTTACTTCATAGGTTTCTATATCTAAATTTAGTACGTTAGAGGAAGTACCCCATCTGAGTAATACATTATTATCTACTACTACACTAGTTAGAGTCTTAGTAGTAGCCGCCCAAGTGGCGCTTGCATCTGTGCCACACTTAGCTTTTGTATATAGTATAGGATTAGAACATTGCCCCATCCCAGGTCTCTCGGGTTTAGGTACTGCTACAGAAATATCAGTAGCAGTACCTTTATTGTTTGCGGCATCCACAGGTGTTACCGTAAACACACGTATACCTTGCTCTTCTGTTGTCCAGGTTACCTCTTCCGAATACGAAGTAGACCCAGTAGTTTTTAGTAATATCGGGGAACTGCCATCACTTGATAGTGTATTAGCCTTATATCCTTCTATTTGATAATGTAATAGTTCTAAACTATTACCACCTGTATCAGTAGGAGCTTTCCAAGTTAAATCTACTCTTTTACCTGCCATTTTAATCTCTACGTTAGTTATTGCACCTAATGGCTTCAGGTCGGGCATAGCCCAGCCTATAGAGTCTGTAGAGTTTGTTACAGGTTCAGGGCTTTTATTACCTGCAGTATCTACTGCTTGTATAAAGAAACTCATATCTCCATACTGATCAACTGCCCAATCAACTTTCTGTGTATAAGACAGCCCTAAAAACTTAGTTATATCTACATTATTACCACCATCGGGGCAGGGGACTACGAATGTACACAACCAATTTTTACCCTTTCTTAATATGTACTCTCGTATCTCTAAAGACCCACTAGTCGGGGCACTCCAAGCTACAGTTACGGAATCTGCGCCTATAGAGGGTACTTCCATAAAAGGCTCTACTGGGTCTACTACATCGATTGTAACTTCTACACCCTCTTTGGACTTATTACCTGCAGTATCTACTGCGATAATAGAAAAGACACGATCATTTCCTATCCAGGTAACTTTTTCAGTGTGCCTTGGACCCTTCATTAACATGAAGTTGTTAGTCTCCTTATCTGTAACAATCCAATGATCAATTTCTAGTGTGTACAACGGAGAGTCATCCGTTACCTTTATACCCCAAGTTAGTACTAGATCTGAACCTATAAAACTATTTTTTACAGTAATCACATTAAAAGGAGCCCAGGTCGTTACAACATGCGCTTCCCAAGCCTCACTATAATTACCAGCCGAATCGATAGCTTTAATCCAAAAGTTTTCGTCTCCCTTAGACCAATTCACTAGCATAGTATGCGTAAGAGTTTTGAAAATACCTACTAAAGAGCCCTTGTCCCCCTCGTCACCACCTTTGCGAAGCTCATAATTTTCTACAGGCAACGAATGAACATCGGGTTCCGACCAATTAAGTATTAAACTATCCCTAACTAGTTCATGAGCATTCCAGCTATCTATATTGCCCCACTTAGGGATAAGTACTTCTACCTTTAAGAGTACGGGAGTACTATAATTATTTGCTTTATCTTTCGCAGCTATCCAAAATTTGCGAGAGCGTTCAGCACTACTACCCCAACCTACTGCTACAGCTATAGAGGCCGATCCTCCTGTTAGTACATGGGTGTCTTCTGAGCCAGCCCAGTTATCCCCATATCTTACTTCATAGTCTACTACATTATAGGTACCTTGTACAGCTTTTGTCCACTTTAATACTACATTTGTACCCACAAAGGAAAAGTCCTCACCTGTAATAAGATTTGGACCAGTAATACTAGTAGAAACCTTTGATACTTCTGCGGATTCTACATTACTAGTATCTACAGCTTTTATTAAATACGTATGAGTTCCTGAAGCTAGATAAAGACCCGAAGCTCCTCCATAGGACAGAGTATTAGTATGGACTATGGGAACAGCATAATCCCACTTAACTCCATCCATGCTCATTCTTACATCATAATGATGTAAGTCTAAATCAGTGACTTCTTCCCAAGATAAATAAGTACCTGTAGTAGGGTCATTGACTACAGTAAATCTACTAGGATCCGTCTCCCAAGTATTATAATCAGAAGTCCATTTACCTATACAAGAAGTGCCTTCCCAATTATGAAATAACTCTTCGCATTTAATTTCCTCTAAAAGGTTCCCACTAGCATCTACGGGGGCTAAAGATGAGCACTCTGCTTCTGTATTGGCGACAATTCCTCCAGAACCTAATATAGAGCATCGTCCTTGCCTTTCACAAGTATCAAGTGTCTTTAAATAAGGTACTTCAATACCTGCTATGGACCTACAAAAACTAGTTACTGAAGAAGGAGGTTTCGATAGACCAACTAAAGTAGCTGAAGCTGATATAGTACTAGACATTGTGTTAGTAAGTACACTTTGCGCAGCAACTTTGGCTTCATAGGTACCAGCAACTGCATCTAAAATTTCTAACTCTAAGTACTCAGTATTCCCTGCATCTATCCAAATTCCATTATTGACTCTATACTTTATAATATAGTCTCTAATAAAGGAATAACCTATAGGCGGCTTCCATCTTATAACAGCTTTATTTTTAACCGAACCATCGGAACTACTATAGGGTTGTTCATATATATCTAAGTCTGAAGGAGGAGGACACCCGTCCGTAATATTAGGTATACGACTGATGCTTAATTCATCTAATTCTTCGAAATTAAGCCCTTCTTCAATTATTCTATACTTATCAGCATGGTACTCCATAGCCAATACTTCGTATTCATTCTTTTTTGCCTCTTTAACTCCTAAAACTCTAAAAACCTGAGCTTCTACTACTCCCATTTCTTCTAATAACCACATATAGTCTGCGTTAGGGGTATTAGTTAATTCATGATGATACTCTAAAGAATCTCCTTGGGAAGCGAAACCATTGAAATCAGACACAGTTACCTGTGTAGCACTTATTACATTATCAATAACTGCAGTATTAGATGTAGTAAGATTAGTTACAGTTATACCATGGAACTTATGTGAGAAGGACATCTGAGTATCTACTATATCTACCCCTCCACCTCCTGTAGCATTACTAATTTCCGAGCTTATATCTATACTTGAAGCACTATCAGATAATATATTTACAGGGTAATTTTCTATAAACATATAAGGGGACCACTGGCCTCCATCTGATATACAGACTTCTTTATCTTCTAGTTCACCTGGGTTACCTGGGTTAACTGGTATATATAGCTCACCCGCATGAGGATGAGGTACTCCAAAAGAAATTTCTTGGGGGTGTAAACAAGCATCATCCGTGTGTATAACATTTAACTTATAACCGTGATGTGGAATTACGTTTTCTAAAGGACTATCTAATATTATATTAGTTTTTGTGGAGCCTGATTTTATTCTACCTCCATACCTATTTCCTGATCTAGAAGTGTCCGCTACTTTTATTAGCTCTCCTGGCTGTAAAACGGCTGCTTCTATTCCAGCCTTAAATACTAATGTTTCAGTTTCCAGAGTATCTGTAAATAAGGTCCATAGCCCAAGTCTATGCGCCTGACCTCTTGAAGTACACCCAAAAGAAGTGATATCTGTTTTTCTTATACCGTACCTCTTAATGCCTTCTCTGTCTTCTACATACTCTATTTTTCTTTTATAAAAGTTTTTTGGGTCATTCCAAGATACTAAAGCTACTGTTTTTCTGGCTTTTTGCGACGTTCCTGAGTAACCAAATTCTCCATCTACAACATTGGCTGCAGTAAATAATTGAGTAGGCTCTTTAGGAGAATCTTGTACGGCAACAAGTTGTCCGTGAGACCAGTAAGATAGCCCTCTAAATGCGAAAGCTAAATCTTGTACGACTTTTATGGCTTCTTGCTGATCCTGTATATATACATTAGTAGCAAATCTAGGTTCCCAGACATCATCCCCTCCTAATTTAAATCCTGATTTAACTCCTACAAATTCACCCGCACTATTTACTGCATCACAATATCTACCTATCTGATATAAAGACCATTTATCTATTTGGTTTTCTTGTAGATAGTCCCCCAGTCCATACCTTTTATTAGTTAATAAGTCGTAGTAAATCCATGCAGGATTAGTTGTCCATATAACTTTTCCGTCTAAGTCCCCATTGAAGTAACCCTCGTATAGTACATCTCCTGGTTGTACACCATCTTTCCAGGCACCACCGCGTACAGCAATTCCACTGAACCCCGAGTTCGTTGAAACAGCTCCATCTGCTACGTACCCTGTACCCGGTTCTGTAATATCTACTTCTACAACCCCTATGTATGCAGTACCTTCAGCCCCTGTACCGCCTCCTGCATCAAAAGTTACAGTAGGTGCCGAAGTATACCCAGATCCTGGGTTAGTAATAATTACCTCTGCTATTCCATCATCTGGAAAGTCAAACAAGTACCCTGTACTCGGGAGAGCTATATTATCCGGAAAATCGTTTATAAATGCTACACCTGATACAAGATACCCCGTTGCTCTTTCTCCACCTTCTATATCTGGTTCCGAAAATACTACATAATCACCATTTTCATAGTCTTGCCCTATATCAGTTATATTAACTGAAACTACTCCTACTACTAAAGTACCTTCTGCAGTTTTATCACCCTCTAAAGCAGGCGTATTAGGAGCTGTAAAAATGACTGCATCCCCCTGAGCACCGCTTGTTCCTATATGAGTTATATTAACTCTATCTATACCTGTACAAGTAGACTTACTAGTATAAGATCTACTTGTACAATAACTAGTAGGTTCGTACCCTGTGTAATTATGAGGCACTTTACACTTTATACCCCTAATATGGTAAGCTCTTTTAGGTATAGCATTAAATTGTCTAGCATTTATACGAATGCCCATCAAGGCAGTATTAGGATAAGTTAATTTATTGTCAATTATTTTAGTATAGCTTTCCCAGAATATAGCATCATTAGTGGCACTATCGACCGGATGCTTAGTTAGCCTTACTACTTTAATATTTATCTGACTTATATACTTCCCTTCTAATTTGTCCTGCCATAATTCTATTCTGTGTTCTCTTGTATATTTAGAAGTAGTCTTACCATCAAAACTAGCAGCCACGACTTCCTCGAACTTACCTCCCTGGTATGCTACCTGTATAGAGTAGTCTACTTTTGTACCATGGATATCTCCAAGAACTTTATCCTGCTTAGTTAGCTGTGATACGGATAATGTTACGGAAACCGCATCTAAATTACCTTGGTTAATAGTTATAGGAGGAGGAGCACCTACTCCTCTTTTTACTTCTATACCAACAGACGTTTGTCCTCTTACTCCCCCAAATCCTGGTATAGCCCCCTGCTCCTGGGTACCCGCCATCGCATAAGTATCTACTCCATCAAAATTATAAGTTCCAGCATCGTTCTGAAGAGCTGTTTCATTAAAAAAGATACTTTTATTACCATCTACTAATCCGTCTATCTCTCCTTCTGAAATAGCGTCAACTACTTTAGCGTATTGAGAGGAATGTAGATTATCTGGTTCCTCTACAGCTTGACGAGCTTCCCCGCCCCCTTTTCCGCCTCCCGATCCTACGATTAAAATTTTAGTGTCCACTTGATTCCTCCGATGTAACTGAAGCGCTTATTAAAGCCCCTCCTACTATTAATTCTCCGTAGCATATAGGTATAGGAAGTCCTTGAGACATAGTATTAACCGGCCCATCAAAATTATAGGACTGTCCATTATCTACTTCGTTACTCACGGGTTTCTTTGGCTTAGGAGCTAGCATCTGTGCAATACCGTTCATCATTAATGACATACCCATATTCATAGCAAACTTAGACATCAGACTTGTTGCAGATAACGTAGTACCTAACATAGTATTCATACCTACTGCCCATGTTGTTCCAAAACCAGCACCTACAGTACCTGCAGTGGCCATACCTGCCCCCATCTCTGCTAGCCCTGCCAAGTAAGGGGCAAATATAATTAGCGCTCCTATAATTAGCATCATAACTCCCCCCTTTTTTGAACCATGTATTACTGGTATGAACTTTAAGTCTTTAGACCCTAAAGGATCCATTAATTCTTTATCGCTAATATCAGAGTCTCCAACGACTACATGATACTCTTTATCCACGATGTATTGCATGAATCCAGGCTTGTTAGCTTCTATAGCTTTAGCTGCTTCATGAGGATTGTGTACGTCAAGAACCCATTCTTTACCGAATCGTTCGCCTAAATCTCCATATAATGTTACTTTTCTCAACATAATGACTTGTGCCTTAATACATGTATAGTATTCTTTTGATAGTATTCCCCGTATATATCTTTAGTAGATAATCTACCCATAAGATGATGCATAATCATATTACCTCCTAAATAAATCGCTGCATGATTACAAACATTAGATACTATTTGTAAAAGTAAAACATCATGTTCTTGCATTTTGCTATGATCTTTTATTTCTACAAACGAGCCTTCTGTCCAACTATCCCAATTTTCTTCATAATAGTCCTTCCCCTTATTCCACCACTCATACTCAGAAGGAAAATACTTTATATTATCAATATCTAAAATTTCCTTATAGTAGTCTATAAATAAGGTTTGACAATCTGTAATGCCGTACATAAATTGTCTACCAAGTAATGGTTGCTTAATCCCTCTAGGGGCTATATTGCACCAGCTGATCCTAGGATAAGACACTATATACCAAGGTTTACCTGACTTTTCACAAGATAATATATCAGCTTTACTTGGCTTTGCTGAAGCATTGGGATGACTATGAATAATCGCTAGTACTTCTCCTCTATCTTCCCCTTCCATATAATCTAAAGGGTCTATTATAAAGTCTTGTTCTTCGTGTCCTGTTGCTATATTTCTACACTTATGATATACTTGTTTACCCTCTACATTCAATAGTAGCCCACAACACTCTCTAGGATAAGAATTTTTTGCATCTTGTTCTATTTCTAACTTAATATCTGTATCAATCATTAAAATCCTAGCCCTACTCCAGGGAAGCCTCCATAAGGTAATTCTGCACTATTTAAATCCCAGCAACCAAACTCCTCTGCAGAATTCCAGTAATACCCTGCATCCTCACAAGTATTTTTGTAATCATATTTTGGCTTAAAACAACTAGTGCCATTCCAAAAATATTCAGTCCACATCCATGTTCCTTGAGCAGCCCACGTTCCTTTAGCAGCCCACTCACCTTGACAAGTCTCTTGAGTATCTGCAGTAGTCTCTTCTAATCCATTAATAGTAACAGTACAAACTTCTGTTTCACAAGCACTCTGAGTTGTATAGTCTAGATCTGAACAAACTTCTGTTTCACAAGCACTCTGAGTTGCATAGCTTGTATCTGAACAATGATAGTTATGACAAGACTCTTCATCATAGTCAGTTCCAGGAGAGGGAGTTAATGCTGTTAATTCATTATAATAAGTAGCAACGGCTCCGCTAATCCAAGTAGCCGGGGCTCCGGAGACATCTTGTAAAGCTGTACAAGATGCCTCACTAACTGCATCCCAAGCTCCGGCGGAGGGCCAATTTGAGCAGGTTCCTACTTCATATAAAGCTATACAAGATGTCTTCCCTACCCCATCCCAGGTCCAACTATTACCCGATCCATCTCTAGTACCTGTGCATGACTGTATGACGTCCTCATATATTTTCTCTGCAAAACGTAGCTCACAACTTTTTAACTTTTTAGCACATACATCATCTTTTTCATTACTGCCGGTATTTTTAACTGGTTCATCATTTTTATCAAAATATCTATCCCCACTATATGGACAATTACCATCCCTATACTTCCATAGACAAGTATTTTGAATTATCTCTCTCTTTGGAAGTTTTATACCCTCTACATCCCATGCAGGTGCTAATTCAAATTCAATAACTACTTTTGTTTCCCCTACTTTTCTATCTATGAAGAAAACATCATCTGCAAAGAATGCCTCAGAATCAGAGGTATCAAGTACAAGTTTATTAATAGGTGTCAATGTATGACCGTGGTTCCCCGATATACCTCTAGTTATAACATCCCCTCGTACCCAGGTTTGCTCTACTTGAAAATTATCGATCAGCAATTCATCGTTCTCTCCTCCAGTAGCAGCAGATGAAAATATTTCAAACCTTGTTCTAGCCGTAGCCTCATTAAACTCTGTAGTGAAGAAAGTCTTCGAATAAGTTTGCCACCCTGTGCCTGTTAAATTCTCTGTAAATTCTGTAGTCCAAGTTCCATCACCGTTATCTGATTCTACTAATATTTTTTGGGTGTTACCTACTATTACTTTATAATTGAAACTAATATTGTATTCTTTTTCAGCATAAGTATCTATATCTATGAAAGCATAATTATTAGTACCACCTGATTCTATTCTTAATACATTACTATACCCAGTATCTAACGAATCATAAGCAGCAGTTATAGTAGTACCAATATTATAATACCAATTAGTAGTAGCTTCTTCAAAAGTACTATTACCCCCTTCTACTAGTTTTGGGTCGTCTGTGCCCTCGTGTAAGTATTCTAATGTTGCTAAATGAGAATGAATTGCTGGTCTAGGTATTAAAAGTGTTGCTACCTGACCTAAAAGGATCCCTTCTCCTGCAAATATTAAAGATGCATTAGCTAGCCCTCCAGTAGTATCTATTACAGGAGTTCCAAATATTGGAGGTACACCTGTAGGATATATAATAATATGAGGTGTCCCATTAGGATGATTATCAGTAGCATCTAAAAACTCTATAGTAATATTCGCTACTTCAGAGTTTATTGGTGCTGTATACATAATACTGACACTATGAGAATGACCTTCTATAACCTCTGTACTGACCGGATAGGTGGTACCAGGATTTTCTAGTATTTCATATACTTGTTCACCGGTAAGGTCTAGTTCATGAATATGTGCAGAAATACCTGCATCTACTCCTTCGTTTATGGTAGGAATTAGTACAGATACTAAACTAAGGTTATCCTCAGTATTATATCCCGCTCCTCCTACAATGGAGAAACCTTCTACTGTACCAGAAGTACTTAGAGAGTTTATATCTATAGAAGCCAATGAAAGAGCATTATTTTCTACCGGTTTGTTAAACGGACTCTCAGTATTAAATAGATTACATATATCAGTTGAAGTTAAATTTAGTTTGTGAGTATGCTGATGAGTATCTGAACTTCTTAAATATAAGTTAAGATCTGTACCTGACTCAAAGGTACTTTTATTATTTACGTACCAAGTGCCTACGGCAGCACAATCGATACAGGTAAAAGGGGCCCAATAAGAGCTACCCATGGTACTAGCTTCACAGTCCGCTTTGTTGGTATAATTCGTATCTTGGCAGAAGCCTCCTACTGCCTGCCCTCCATCATCTAGCACACAATAGCTATCTAAATATCTAGCATAGGTTCTTTTTCTTGTTACTTTTACCCCTACTAAATCGTCGAAATCTCGGGTTAGATTAGATATAAAACCCCATCCAGTACCTGTAGAAGAGGTAGTAATGTTAGCTACACCCATAGTAGGCCTAGGGATTTGATTAGTACCTACTGCCTCAAATCCCGACATTTGTACAGGGAAAGGATCGTATATATTGCCCTGCCAAACTATAGGGCTATCCATATTATTAGTACCAGCATGAAATCTTAATACATCATTAACCCTAGCTCCTGTTGTAGGACTATATAGTTCTACAGACCCTAAGTCTAACTCGAATAATTCGATTAAAGCATCTGTCCCTAAAGAAGCAGATACCTCTGCAATCGTAGATCGTTCAGCTATCTGGGAAAGGCTCTTACTCATAAGTCATGTACTCGTGTAAATTTTGCTTGAACAGTTAAAACTCCTGTTTGAGGGTAAGTAGTGGTCCAACTATCTACTATAACTTTTATAGATGTAGTAGCGTACGGAGGAGTCCATGTTATAGCATGTATGCCTTCAGTACTCTCAAAGAAATCGATTAGTTTTTGACCATCAGCTACCTTACGATTTTTCCAAGTTAGATTCCAAGACTCGGTAATAGTATTAATACCATCACGAGCTCTTTGCATATACCCATCTCCAAATTGAGTTTTAAGTATACGAGGTTTCATATCCTGTTTTAAGGCTTTATCTGGGTTAAACCCAATTGTTATGTCGTAATCATATGCCATAATTTATATATCCGATAATAAACCGCCTGGACGTTTCTCATCCATAAGTAATTGTTGAACTTGTCCTGCAATCATATCCCCTAATACCGACATATCCTCTGCAGATCCTGCGCCGTCTCCACCGCTAACAGTACTCTGTGCTGTTCCGTCTGCCATATTGATACTGACAGATACATTGTTAGTAGTTTCTCCCCCACCGCCAGTATTACCTATAACTGGTATAGACTTACCGTCTGGTAATGGAACTATTGCTTCATTGTACTTACCTTCTCCTACCAATCCTAGTGTTGGAGAAGTTACTGTGCCTCCAGAAGCAAAAGCTCTGAAGCCTCCTTCAGCTATTCCGCCCTTTGCGAACATCATAGCAAATAAGCTGTCAACTGCGTTATTCATGAACATTTGACCTACACCAAACGCTAATTGACTTAACATTGATTTAGCATCAAACTTACCTGTTCTAAATGCTTCTCCTAATGCGTTTTTGAAAGCTCCTGCAGCCATACCATGTACGTCTGATAGTTGTACACCAAATTCTGAGAAAACTTTACCCATTTCTGAATTATTGATTTTGAAAGTTCTATATTGTTGTTCTGAAGCTTTAAGAGCGCTACTATCTTGTTGGCTAATGAAATCTCCATTAACTTTTTTAAGACTGTTTATGTAGGCATCTGCTTCCTCTTTAGTAGCTCCAGCTTCCTGAGCTCCTGATCTTAGTAGTGCTTCCTTCTTAGACGCTCCATCTAGATTATTTAGAGTTGCGGATAGTTTTCCTTTTCCTCCCAATGCTGCTTCTATTTGTTCTAAAAGTTTGCATTGGTAGCTACTTAAGGATTTTCTTTCCTCATCAGATATTTTTCCGTCTTCATTTAATGCAATTAATTGACTAAATGTGGCAAACCTTGCATCATACTTTCTCTGTGCATCTGTTTTCAATTCATCAGCTGCTTTAACAGCTTTGCCGCTGGCGCGTGCTATTTGAGCGTTACCCGCCCCTATCATCTCACCATTTACGTCAAACAACTTATTAAAGGTGTTGGTACTAATCTGAGCAAGTGTTTTTGCTTCGTCTCTGATCTTAACTACTTCTAGACCCAAAGAATCGAAGAATCCTGTCATATCTTTAAGAGATACCTCTTGTTCTATCTCTTGTAAGGTGCTATCCGCTCCATAGAACTCTGGTAATCCAGTCGTAGGATTCGCTGTACCTGCTCCACCTAACTTTTTAAGTAGGTCTGCTTCATCTTTATTAATATGAGCTAAAAGTGTATCACCATTACGGCCTTTGTTACGCGGATCCTGTAATTTACCACCTTCAGAGAATTTTTCTCTAGTTATAGCGTTTACTCCATGAGTCTTACCTAAGTCTATTACGTTATCCATTATACTCTTGTTAGACTCATCTTCCTCCATATACCAATCAATTAGCTCAGATATAGATATTCCAATACCTACAGGCCCTGCACCCCATTTGAGGAATGACTTACCAAATCTAGCTGCTTTAGACGCTACGGAGACCTTACTATTAGTAGGTATCCCAGTACCTGAGAACGGTAACCTGTTCTGTGGGAATAAACTCAACTGAGAAGGCCCTCTACCATGTGTAGCTAAATCCTTAATGAACTGTTTCTTCCACTTATCTGTGTATACGTTCTTAGAATCTATTCCAGGAAGCGGAGCTTGGTACCCTGTACCTTTTAGCCATTTACTATCAAACCCTTGGCCGCTACCAAATAAGTTAGTCTGTTTCAGGTTTTTAGAAACATGGCTAGGAGCGTCAGTCAGCTTAGAGAATATAGACTTAGTCATATTCTTACGCTTATGTTTACCTAACTGCCAGTCAAACCTGCCCTTAGGTAGTTCATCTGCAGAGGAAACCCAAATTTTCTTACCACTAATGCGGTCAGTAAATAATTTGTTACCCTTATTACCTGTCCAAGTACCAGACTTTTTATTGTTATTTTGTTGCCCAAGAGGCTTAGAGTAATCCCATACAGGACCACCTTGTGCGAATCCGTCTCCGTCTTTTGAAAAACCGTAATATTTTTGAAAAGCTCTGTCACTCATATTAAGCTTATCTTGATTAAATTTTGCCTTAATAGACATTTTAGGAATAACAGGTGGTTTAAATCCACCTCCCGCGATCTTTAATTCTTTCCACATAGCCGTTTTAGCCAAGCTATTATTAACTTGGTTGAATCCGCCTTCTACTGTGTGTTCTTTATTTATTTTAGCTCTTAAGGTAGACCACTCTGCCTTAGTCATATTACCACCGTACTTGGGATAAGTAATATTACCTGTAGGAAATTTAGGTATATATTGACTACCACGTCCACCACCACTTCCGCCCATTATACTACGACCGCCACCGCTTCCACCCATTCCGCCAAAACCTTGACCAAATAGACCCAAACCAGGTACACTTCCGCCCATAGCATAGCCTTCAGCACCAGTTACGAAATCATAGGCTCTGCTTATAGCGTCACTTATCTTATCGTATAATAGGTAGCCTGTACCCGCTACTCCTCCTGTTTTAAGTACTTTTCCAGCATTGCTTTTTAAGAAAGTCTTAGTTTTATCTATAGCTCTCTGCAAATGGGTTGACTCATTTATGGCAGGAGTAAGTGTTATACCTCGCTCTGCTAGTATCTTTTTATACGCGTCGGAAGCTCTTTTAGAGGCAGGTGTGTACTCTCCCCCGTCTACTTCCGTTATTTGTGGTTGATGCTTAAATAACTCCTTAAAATAATGGGGGGAGTATACTCCTTTTCCAGAATCCATAGATAAGAACATCTTGTGTCCACCAGGCTTATTTAAGATATAACGTATGGCTCCTGCCTTTTCACCGTCTTTAAATCCGGTTAAGGTTCCGCTAGTACCCCCCGGCTCCATATAATGCTCAAAAGTAATACCGCCACTAAATCTTCCGGAATTTATTGCCTTAAGAGCCTTACTATGGTCTGCAACCTTAGTTTTAGCTACTGATTTAGGCTGTCTTACGCCTCCTCCTATGTCCTGCATCATAAGCCCGGTCCCAATAGCTGCACTACCCACTAAACTATTGTTTATATGAGGCTCAGATAATTTTCCACCGTGAGCGAATGCTGTTGGCTCTAACCACTCTTCCCAATTTTTAAGTACCTTATCGGACCATTCTTCCATTGGCTGGCCTGGTAGTTGTAAATCCGTACTCTTATTATGTTCTTTTAATAAAGAGGATATTTTAGCATCCTGTTCCTCAGTACTACCAAAAGCCTCAAATGTTTTGTTCTTTTTATGAGGCTCAGATAATTTTCCACCGTGAGCGAATGCTGGAACCTTATCTTGATTTATTGCTTCTATTAAAGACTCATGTTTCTTAGTAGAAGCTGCATTAATAACATACTCACCATTAGATAGCCATGCAGGAATCTTGTCTTCCGTAGGACCGCCTGGACCTGAAATATGCCCTCCGCTGGCAAGACCGTTTATAAATCGTTGATTTCTACGGTAGTCGCGGTTCTCTTGTACTGCCCCAGACTCCTTGGGCCATCTATTAAGGTATTGCTTTTCCTCTTCTCTCCAATCTAAATTATCTGAATCCATGCCTAAGTAAGGATTAGTATTTATAGTTACAGCAGAATCTAAATTAATGCGTTTAGTAATTTCCTTAGTAATAGCTTGTTCTGCTATCAATCTTGCTTTAGTTAGAGAATTAATCGTTTCTGCTAATACCTTTTCTTTTCTTATCGCTTCTAGGTTTCTTCTCTGCTGTTCTACTTCCTCAAAATCATTTTTCCATAATTTAAGTGCTTGGTTTTCCTCTTCTTGCCAAGGTAAAGTATTTGTATCCATACCTAAGTAAGGATTGGTATTTATAGGTACAGCAGTTGTTTGTAGTTTTTCTACTAAATTATCTACAGAGTCCGAAGCTTCGTCTGTAACTTCCTTAATCCAGCTAAATCCAAGATTATCGATGAACTTCTCTATAGCATTTTTAGCTTCCATCTGTTCATGCTCGAACTCAGCTTGGAACATTAGAGTATCTAGATTATCATTTTGTGATGCTACCGAACTCCATTGTTCTGGTATTTTGTATTGGTACCCTTCCCCTGCTCCATATGATCTACCCAGTTGTTTAGGCGTCTTATTACGCACCTCATCTGACAAAAGTTGTGTATTACTATCCCCTAGCCAGTCAGGAAAAAGGGTTTGTATAGCCTTTCTCATATTATCAGGGAACAGCTTAACTGCCATATGGAATTCTTTAGCGGCACTGAACATTATGTCAGCGGCAGGTTTCATGTCTATACTAAAGTTATTTATTTCATCTGAATATTTTTTATTCCCAGGATCGGTGTTATATTTGATATCACTTAATAAACTGGCGGTAGACTGTAAATTATCTGAGTCTCTGATTGCTCTTTTTTCTTGCTCTTCTGCCATTCTAGCTGCTTCTGCTAACTTATCTTTCTCGAAAGGAGACATCATAGCTTTCTTCATCTGTGCAGTACCTTGGTCTATTAGCTGGTCCCCTATGCCTCTCCAAGTATTATTCCAAAACTCGTCCCAGCCCTTTTCTCCATATAGTCCTTTGTCGTTCTTAAGGTTTTCTGCCATTCTATCAAGAGGGTCTAAGAAGGCGGCCCCCCATAAATCTGCTGCAAAAGTAATATTATCTCTAAAATTATCATTGAATTCTTCTAAGCGATAATGCATTTCATTACCGAAAGTATTTCTGAGCTCCTCTCCACTTACAACTCTGTCTTCCAGGGTACGTTTCTGTACTTCGTGCTGCTCTTTTAAATTGTCTAAAATTCTAGAATGATTTTCTATTTTTAGCAAGTCTTGATCTAGTAAAAGACCGTTTAACTCTAGTTGTAACTCGATTTGAGTATTCTTATCATCCCCTACTTTACGGAGCTCATCCTCTACATTTAATATTTTCTGATGAGTTGCTAAGAACTTATTATTATATACAGTCTCTTGTTGATTATCCTTTTTGTGGAAAGATGATAGAGTTTTGAATAAGTCAAATTCTTTCTCAAGAATCTCTAGTTTCTTCTCTGCATTTGTTAATTCACCTGAACGCATAGCGTTTAGATCTATATAGGCTTTTAAGTAACTTTCTTCTAGCGTTATCTGCGCTTGTCTAAGTATATTTAATTCCTTTTGATTTTCTAAGGCTTTTTTGTTATGTGTAGCACCTACTTTAGTGCTTAGAGATATTTGTTTATTGATGGATGTTTCTTCAAGTTTTAACTTTAATAATCTTTGAGTTAAGTCAAAAGCCGTTTTTTGACTAGCAGTATGTAGAGACTCAAAGTCATACATATCCTTATAAATATCTCTTAAGTCTGAGGCGTGTGATACGATATCTTCAATCTTAGAACGTCTATCAGCTAATTCTGCTGTTTTTAGTTCTATACTAAGTATCTCATGTTTAACTTCATTCTCTTTTGTATATGCTTTTAATCTTTTTGCCGATAAAATTGACTCTGCATCTATAATGCTCCTCTTTTCCTCTCCATCCTTCAGGGTTGATGCATTAATTTTGTCTTGAAATTTTATAAATCTTTCGCCCTCTATCATTACTTTACTCATGTAATCTAACTCTTGAGTAGTGGATTTATTATTAGCGGTACCCGTATTTAAAGATTGTTGGCTTATACTACCTAGAGCTGCTTTAGCTTCTATTAGTGAACGCTGTATACTCAAAGATTGGGTCTCTAAATCAATCTTTTCTTTTAAACTACTATTCATTTTTCTAAAGAGAATAGCTTCTTCTCCTGCTAGTTTTGTTTTTTCTACTGCTTGCTTATTTCTTAATATATCATTCTTAAGCATAGCCTGTGCCTTCTTCACTTCATCCTTCATGGTTGAGATAGTGCCTTCATTTAGCCTTATCTCCATGTCTAGGATCGCTACTCTTTTTGCAATCGCTTGATTCTCTTTAATGAGGGACTTTTCTAAATTAGAAGAGCTAAGCCCTGTACCTATAACGGAGGCATTTCTAGATAAATCCTGTGCGGCTAACTTTGCTAATATGAAGGCGGCCTGCACCGCGTGGGCATATACCGCCATCAGTTCTACAGATTTAGAAGCTGCCTCCCAAGTACTCGCAGCTTCTAATCCGAAGTCTCCTATCTCTTTTAATCCTGTTATACCTTCAAGCTTTGATATTTCCTGTAGAGTTTTTTCTAACTCAATATAAGGTTCTAAAGCTGCTTGTACTGCAGTCTGCTCGATACTATGCTTGGTCAGATAGATGTTACTCAAATATTTAGCGAACTTCTTTTGAATTAGTTTGTCTGTACCTGGAGCATCGTAGATACCTGTAACTACAGGAATTATCTTTATAGTAGCCACGACGTCATCAAAAAGAGGTATGCCACCCTCGACTGCTAACTTCTTCTTATACGCATTATACGCCCTTTCCTTTATTCTAGGCACTTCTTCAGCATAGAACTTATCATATAGTTCTTTAATTCTTCCTAAGACCTCTTCTTTATTATTAGGAGTTATAATACCTTTTAAACCTTCAAGAGCATCCATCGCAC